ATGCCACCTAATAATGAAGAAAATTCAGATTGGAAAGAGTTAATAGTTCAATTAGCTATTGACTATGCTATGCCTGTTGCAGGAGAAGTAATAAGTGGATTAATAAAAAACCATTTCAACCCTGAACAAAACAATATGGAATTGATGTTTAGAAATGCTATTGAAGAGGTTTGTCAACGTATTAATGAAATTGTAGAGGATAATTTTTTAAAACAATATCTTGCTGATTGTTCGCATATTTCAAATCAGTTGTATATTTATGGACAAACACAAGACAAGAATGTTATTGAGAATGTACAAATTGAGTCATCAAGACTTGCTATGCGATTGTCGGATTTAGGAAAAAAAGCCACAGGTGGCTTTTTTCTTGCTTCAAACATGCACTTAATTAGCTTGCGTTCTCTTAGTGTTATTGATAGTTCTTACACGGGGACGTTGGAAGAATTTAGAAGTAAATATTTTGAAACAGGAAATAAGTTAATTTCAGACTTAAATAATACTGGACAATCTTTAGAGCCCGGTGAATGTCTACTTGTTAAAGGCTTTTTTAACACATCTCAATATACAGAGCTCGGAACACGTCACAGGATTTTAACAGGTGAAGAATTACCTGCAGACACGTCAGTTGAGGGAGTTATTGTATCTTTAAATTACAGAAATCAGAATAAAACCTTTAATACTGATACGGATTCTCCTGTGATATTAGCAATTGATTCTGAAGTTATTGAATCAGTAAAAGGAGCATGTGAAAGTTTCAGAAATCAATTCCGTAAAGATTCAGTACAACCTATATATGATATTGTAGAAAAAACAACAGCTGTAGCTACTAAATGGAATGAGTGGGAAGTATGATAATTATTTTAAAAAATTATCATACATTAGTACTTCAAAAACAAAACCATCCGAACAAATACAAAAAAGAGACCAAGAAAGCAATTAAGCTATCTTGGTCTTTACCTTTTAATTACTACGTTGTGCAATAATGATTTTTAAACCTTCAAAATCGCCACTCGTCATAGTGCCATTATCGAATTTAACTATCCAAGATTTATCAATTAAACCTTTATCGACTGCTTGTTGAATGTAATCTCGTACTGCAGCTTTTGCGGTTGTGTTTGTGAATTTCATCGTATCATCATCCTCTACTATTTGTTGTTCTGATTCATTTGGTTCCATAGCTTTTTTAATACGGTTCAAGAAACTATTCCAACGGTCCTCACTTAAAATCCGGTGTGGGCAATACTTCCCGTTCCAGTCCTGGTGTTTCTTCACTCGTTCAATGCCCCATCCAAACTCCTTTAAAAGCTTTGCAATGTATTGAACAGCGTTTTCCTCCGCAACTCCATAGCGTACACCACCACTTTTGCTGTAACAGATTTCAATACCTATAGAAAGGCGATTACCTTTCTTTAAAGCGTTAGGGTCGGTACTACCTCCACCATCCCCACAATGCCAAGCATTACGATTGAAAGGGATTGCTTGAATAACCTCTTTATCATCAACTGCAACGTGATACGAAATCTGATTATTATTGCCAATCATGTACAAAATTTCATTGGCTGCTGGTGCGTCATTCGCTGTGTTGTGTACTGTGATATATTGAGGCACCATTGTGTATGGGGCTTTGATTGAATACTTGTTTGAAGGTAAATAGCATTGTTTGAAAGTATAAGCCATTATTCATCATCCTTCGGTTTGTGATATGTTAACGCCTGTTCACTATCTGACGTCCCACTAGTCGTTGGATCAACGACCACACCAATCAGCACTAAAAAAGCGAGCACAGTGTTAAATAACTCTGTAACTCGCTCGTTATAAATTGTTGTGTCGTAACCGAATAGAACCCCGATCTGTTGAATGATTAGTAGTAATAATGCAAATGCTCCCACCAAAAACGGTTTGTGTTTTAAACGTACTTTCCAGTTGATTTTCATTTATAGTTCCTCCTAAAAAATGTGTTTTTCCATACGGTCCATACGGCCCTCAAGGGACGTTAAGCTTTTACTAATTTCTCGCATTGCATTAGCTTGATCACCTTGTGCTGCTGTTAATGCTTCTAAATTTTCCATGAGTTTTTGTTCACGTTTGGCAGAATTCCAAAAAACATAAACTACTAAACAAATACATAGAATTGACCACACCACTTGTGAATTTGCTATCTGACTTGCTGCTGTTACCGTTGTTACTGGATCCATTACATCACCAATCCTTTGCCCTATTTAAAATAAAAAGCTGTGAGAAGCATCGAGAATCAGTACAGTGTAACGTTCCCACCTCGATTGCTCTCATAACATAAAAAAACACACCTATTGAGAGCGTTTTGATTATTAATTCACTTATTAACTTTAAAAATCCATCCACACTAGAAAATAGCGCTTACTGAACAATATGGAACGATTATTTAGTTAAATGGGTAATTTCACGCTCTGCAATTTCTAACTCAACACGAGGTTTTAAATCAACAGGCTTTACATCCTCTAAAGTACGAACTTCTCCGATAATTGTTGTTGCGTAAGCTTTAGTTAATCTCTTTTGAGCCTCTGTTAATCCTTCTAAATGTTTCTCATTCATTGAATAACCCCCACGTCTGCAAGTAGTGTTAAAAACATTATTTCTAGTTCTGCGTCAGCAATTTCTTTTGGAGAAGGTTTTAATGATTCTAGTAATTGTTTTTCTTCACGTTCAGTTTTTTCTTCTTCTGTTTCACCTTCCACCCACTCTTCACCATTCCAGTTAGGTTTCACAAATGGAAGAGGCTGAGGCAGTTGCTTAGTGATAGCTGTCAGTGGGACAGTGACATCACCGCCAATTAGATAGCTTTCTACAATAAATCCTTTTGAATCAATCGCATATGCGTACATTCGAATCCTCCTTAGTCTGTACGGAACGTGGCATCTATTAAGATATTCTGACCTATGGTTGTGTATAGAGCTGCGACAGCTCCATTTTGCTGAATATCGTAGTTTACGATTTCGGAATTTCCTGACATACCAATGAATTCCTCGGTTTGACCAATTCTATATCCTACAGGTAAGACCGTAACAACGGGCGTTGACTGAGTAACGGTTTTCACGCGACCTTTTAGATGTACATTCCCGAAACCATCCTTATAGAATCTAAGGGGTGGATAACCTGCTACTGGCTCCCATCCTGTGCCTAAAACGGCATTGGTCCAAGCAGGCAGTGCAGAACTAGCAAAGCTAGGTGTTTGTTTAACCCACGGATAAATGCCTCCGCCTGTAGGGCTTCCACTGTCGAAAATAGCTGTATTAACATCTGTGGCTATCTGATACAGTGTCTTAGGACCATTAAAGTATCCTTGAAACTCAACCTTAATCTCCATTGGGTTACTAGCAGCAGGTGCCTTTTTCACCATAAGAGCGAATATCCCTGAAGCTGAGTTGATATATGTTCCGTATATTAAGAAATCCTTAGCAAAATTAGGAGAAATACTATCGATTGTGTACGTATTTAGTTTCTCACCTGAGTCAGTGTACGAGCCTATTTGGTAAGTTACTACAGCACCACCATGAGAATCTGTACCGCCCCAATAAGACGTATATGTGACTTTGATAATACCAGAGAAGCTCCCGCCTACAGGGATGTTAATGTCCAATTGCTGTAAGTTAGTTGTGCCTTTCCAGTCTGAAGGGTTAACCTTGAGCGTCTTAGTAAAGGAGTTCTGCCCCATAGGCCAAATTGTGATATTGTTGTTAACCCCCTTTTGAAGAGAGTTATTAACTTTGTCACTTTGTTTTTTTAATTCTGTGTCAATAATGTCTGCATTCTGGTTAAAGTCATCCACATCATAAAAATCTGTTTGTTCAGGCTTTGTTAATTGATAGTTTGGTGTTTTTATAACCATTAAATCACCCCATTTCTTATTTGATCATGTGTAACTTGTTTTAAATCAACATGACGATGATCACGCAACACACTATGTTGGATGTAACGCAAACGAACTGTAAGTATCATATTCTGCGGAACTATTCGCTCTAACAAATCTTTAGCAGCATCGAACATCCCTCGGATGGTTAACTCTAATTTTACGTCGAGCGTTTTTTCAGCTTTGTTGATGGTCAGTTCATACGAACCGTTTCCAAGTAAGCTATTTAATAATCGGATTAGCACTTCTTCTGTATAAGGGGCTTGTTCTTGATAGCGTGTTAAAATCCTAAATCGACGCGTTTCCAAAGTATCATTATCTGCTGGATGTATATTCAGCATCTTTTCATAATGATTGGCACCATTTTCAGAAGTAATTACGACAAATTGGTCATCAAGTGTTTGTTCTATCAAACTCCATAATGCAGATAAAACTGGATTTTCAACCTTAGCCATAGCAAGCATTTCTTTAATATCAATCAAAACAGGGGGCCAATACTGAACAACATCTACTTCTCTAGCCACTTACAACACCTAATTTCGGGATACATTCTTTATCCAAGATTAAATTTGATTGTACCCCGTTGAGCTTAGTATCTTTGATATCTAAAACTCCTGCAACGCCCAATAATCTTGTCTCTATTTGTGAAATTCGGATAACTAATCCTGAATTATCATCCTCACTTTGTGCCCATTCAGAAGCAAGTTCGCGAAAATAATCAGTAATAATATTTTTGACTGTATTTTCAATAGCAGGCCAATCCCAGCCTGGTTGATATGTGATGTCTGTGACTACATTTACAGTACTTTCACTAACACCAAATACCGTTACCTCATGATCAATGGGTGCTGTTCCTATCCCTTCGCCACTTTTATCAATAGGATCTACAGCCTCTTGTATATCGTCTATCATCGTTTGTGTTGGTTTCTCGAAACGTGAATCAATAATGACGAGTTTTACTGTGCCACCACCATTCCACGCTCTGTAGACTCGGACACCTCCTACACCTGGTAACTCACCCACTTTTTCTTTATAATCTGCGCGATTCCCTCCAAAAGCTTGTGAATTAAATGAATCAAAATATCTTTTACGAAAGGCTTCTGTATCTTCCTCGTCATCACCTGGTACTAAAACTTCTGTTAATACTGCAGTTTGTAAACCGTCGATATAATCGATTGGGATTAACTGCCCAGCAAAATGATTGCCTTCATTTCCTGCGGTTTCACATTGTAAGATAAATTGTCCGAAAGAAATACGTTCAACAACTTCAAAATTTAGTTCATCTAAACTGAAACGACTTCCTAATGGTACATCGATATTGAATTCACCTTTTCTCTTTGCGAATGTAGTTTCACGAGGCTTTAATCCGCGTTCTGCAGCACGACGGATTAAGTACTCTCTAGGGGCTGTATCAGCAAAGACCATATCAATGAAATTCTTTACAGTCATTAACATTTGGACAGTTTCCACACTATTGGCTGCAGTAGCATTAAATATCATCGAGGTGCCTTCACGTTTATCTAATGAGTTATCTATCCCGGCCAATTTTTGTGCCATTAAGTCTTCATAGGTTGTATCTAAATTAAGTGGTTCAGCCATTAGTACTCCACCTCTTTCTCTGCTGTGATTTCACCATATATAGTGTGGGCTGTGTATTGTACATGTACTTTATTTTTCTTAGTCGTAACGACAAATGAGTCTACTTCATTGATGCGATCATCTTGCAACAGAGCCTCAGCTATCCGACGTTTCGCTTCACTAGCAACATAAGACACAGGTTGTCCAAACAAGTCCTTAAACTCAGCTCCAAAGTTCCATGAATAAATAATATGGTCATACCTTTCAACCGAAAGAATTAAAAAAATCGCTTGTTTCATGGCTTCTAACTCATCAATGAAACCAACACAGCGATCTTTTTCATGTATTAATTTGTAGTTCTTGGATGGCTCAATGACTTCCTCGAAATCAAATGTCAATCCATCGTTTTCAACTTGTTGTGGAATCATCAAACCACCTCTTTATCGATGATTAAATACTGTCGGCCACCATGATTACGTATCAAAGTCACTTTATCACCTTGTATTAGGCCGTTGTGTATTTTATAAATCTGCTTTGCTCCACTATTCACACTCATTTCCACCTCATAATCCATGACCGCGCGAGATAGCATTAATTGCTCCTCTTTTAGTGTGAGTTTTTGGTCCACTTGAACCTGTAATGGACTTACACTAATTACGGTTCCATATGCAATCGTAGTGAGCTTTTGAGCATTAAGAACTCCTAAAACAAGTTTCTGAATTTCTGTTAAAATATCCTCCATACTACGCAATGAAATCACCACCAATCAACTTTAAATCCATACGATGATCAGACTCATCAAAGGTGTGTTTTACTGATTCTACCATCATAAAATTGGCTACAGTTAAGTCACCAACATACAACTGTGTAGCTACTTGACTACCACCTCTAACTCTCGGATCACCAAAGACTTTGTTAATGTGTAACTTTCGAGTTTTTTGGTTATAAAGCTTTAACATCCCATCGGCTTTAGCTTTGCCGTTATCCTTTTCTCCAAGGTTATCAGTTAGTTGAAGTACACCCCATTGATTAATATTGTTCCCATCATAAACCATGTAGACATCACGTCTACCTGTCTTTTTATTCTCACGCACTAATTTAATTTTATTGTACGTATTTTCGTCTATGGAAGTCGTATACTCAAATGACTCACCTGATTCTTGATCTATCAACAAATCTGTTTTAAGTGTCCTAGCTTCACGTAAATTCAAAGCTCCGAAGTCATCATATAGTACATATATGCTTTTAGTATTGAGCGTTGTTTCAGCTAATGCATTTGCCATGATGGTAAAAAGCTCTTGGTTATCCTCAGTCATAGAAGGGATAACATGCTTTGTATTATCTATTGTGCCAGTCTTTAATCTAAAGTCTTTTGCAATCATTTGAAGTACTTGGCCAGCCGTCTTATTGGAATACTCATAAGTGTTTTTATTTTTAAAGTAGCGCAGCTGATCGTAGCAAGTAACAGTGATAACTCTGTTATTCGTACGTTTCTTGGTAAAAACAAATCCGTAAAATATCTTGTGACCGTCATATTCAAAACGAACTGCATCACCCTCATGAAAACTAAGTACATCATCTTTAATCACGTTGAACGTTAACTTGCCCGGTGTTCCTTTTCGATGCGTTTCCCATACTATTCCTTCCTCTACAGCGCATTCATAAAGTTGCCCTTTACTCGATATATACAATTGTGATTTAGCCAAGTTTGATCACCTGCCCTGCTTTAATCATGTTTGGATTAATAATGTTATTAATTTTTGCTAACTCAGTGTTTTTAGTGCCATCACCTAGGTACTTCTTAGCAATGGCCCATAATGTTTCGCCTGATTTAACAGTATGCGTTTTTGGTGTTTCTTTACCTGTAGTTGGCCTTTTCTGCTCTACCACAGCTTTGGATGCCGTCTTGGATGTTGATGTACTACCATTTGTTTTTGTAGCAGCTTTCAAATTGATCTTTTTATTGCCATAAGCTTGGTACTGCTTTAATTGGATTCGTACATTGACATCAAAGCCATTGTCAGCTGATTCCAAAATTTCGTATTCTTCGAGTGATACGGTCATATTGGTATCAAAGAGTAAGTTGCCATTTGGCATCATACGATTAACGATAAACTCAAAGGGTTTGTCTGAGATTTTTAATTTCTTTAATTTATCCAGATAAAATGTCGCTGGTTGAAAACCACTCGGATAAACAGAAAACGGATATTTGACGTTTGGGAGTAGTACCTCAAACTCAATATCCGTTAACCCTGTTTTCTTTATTATATTGACTTCGCCTTCATTCATAAGTACCGTCGTCTCGTTACGTCCATTTATCTTAGTACTAAGCTCGGAGGGCGCAACAGGAAACTGTACACCATCCATGAAAAAATTATACACCTTCTATCGGACCTCCCTCGGCTAGCATTTCGGCTGTCTCTTCTGCCTTTTCAGCAAAACGATCAATAATACCATCGATGTCCATTTCACTGTTGATATGATTTTGACTTCTAGCATCAATTTTAATTTCTGCCGTAGTATAACGATTGATTGCTTCACGTTCAGCAATGTCACGCAGGTATTTTAGATCTTCGTTCAACATCTTAACACCATCAGCTGTTTTTTTAGTATTGTCAGCCGTTTTCTTCCCTGCCTCATTGCCTTTGTCTAGTTTGTCACCCAATCCAAGAGAATCATTAACTGACTTCATAAGGGCATCGGTATTGCCCCCTTTTCCTTTATTAGAATCAAATAAATTGTCACCCCAGTTATAACCTGTATCCCAAGCTTCACCCAAAGACTTCATCTCCATTTTAGGGGCTTCCCAATAATCATCTGGAGCATCACCTACCCAGTCACCTAGAGCTCCTTTAAGGTTTTTCAAGTCACCAGTAATAGATTTACTCTCGCCGTATTCTGTACCTACTTTTAATCCTATGCTCTTTGCAATATTATCTGGTAATAAATTTATAAACCAGTTCCAAGCTTGTATTGCTAAGTTTACTGCTTTAACAATGGCATTAACAAAGCTTGTAGCAAATCCATCCCATCCACTAGACATCGAAATAATCACATCTAACACATTGGTTGCTAGATTATAAAATAATCTTTTCACTGAATACATCGGATGTTTCCATACATTCACAAAAAACTCTACATAAGAGGCCCACATATTCCACATATACGCTATTACATTATAAATTGCTGCACCTAGTACCATGAATGCTCCTGCAACAATACCTGTAGCGCTGATTGATGACCCTGTAAAATGATTAATTGCAGCAACAGCTAAGTAAATTATCGCTACTAAAGCTACAATAGCTATCACTATCCATACAATTGGATTGGCTGCAAGTGCAGCATTCCACATCCAAACAGCAGCAGTTTTTAACATAATAGCCGTTCTTGCAAGTGTTAGGTATGTTATGAGTATACCAATAACGCTTGCAACACCTAGTATAATCGGGCCTATAAATGACCAATTATCATAAATAAATGAGCCTGTTGATGCAATCGCATTCATTACTATATCTATAACCCCGGCTATTAAATACAATGCTTGTGTTGCACTAGCAGCGAATGTTTTAAATCGTTCACTATTAGCAATTTCATTTATTTTTTGTAGCACAGGTCCAAAAGCTCGTAATGCTTCATTTTGGAAATACGTCAACATTTGAGACCAAGTTACTGGCATACTGTCAAACTTTTTATTGATATCATCTGATGCCGCGAACATTGCATTTTTTACAATGTCAGCTGTAATCATTCCGTCAGCTGCTAAATCTCGGATTGCTCCTAATGGTTCTCCCATATAATCTGCGATAGTTGAAATTAAGTTCGGTGCTTGCTCAAAGATTGAGTTAAGTTCGTCACCACGTAAAACACCCGAAGCTAATGCTTGAGATAACTGGATAGTCGCATTACTCGCTTCAACAGCGCTCGCCCCAGCAATACCGAATTGTTTTTGCACAAGTTCTGTGAATGCTACAACTTCACTTAAATTACTAAACGAATCACGCGCATTGGTCCCAATTCTTGAAACCATATCAGCAGTATCTTTAAATGACGAGAATGACCGTTGCGCTGCATCGTGAATAAGTTGTTGAGCAAGTTCTATGTCACTCATGTCACCAAGCCCGAAATCAACTTTAGCCAACTGATCAGGAATTACAGGCATATCCTCTACTAGTAGTTGTACACGGGCCTTGGTATTGGTTAATTCATCAGAAATCTCAATTACTTTTCCTAAACCTTGCAAAGACAGATAAGCCCCTACTAAAGCTCCAACTTTACCCAGTAAACCATCCATTGCACCTGTGCCGTCACGTATTCGGTTGTTAAGTTGTTCTTGTGCACTATCAGTACCTCGAATTTCTTGCTCAATCTGATTCATTGAGGTTGCTGCATTAGCTAGTTCTCTCCGCATCAGCGCTATTGTAGAAGTGTCGAACATATTCCCTGATGCTGTATGCATACTCTCCATTTGGTTAACCATCATTGAAACAGCATTATGCATAGCTCGGATAGGTTGACTTAAGCGATCTTCAATTTGTATTGCAGTACGTATTGTAGCCATGACCACACCTCTTTTCAAACAAAATAAAAAGCACCCATAACTGAGTGCTAATCTGTAATATATGTTCCGTCTGGTTGTTTAACATGCTTAGTATGACAGAACGGACATTTTACTTTATTTCCAAGCATTTTAAATTTCTTTCCACATTTATGACATGCAGATGATTTAGACATCCCTACCTTTATTAATGCGAAAAGGAACATAACAAACAACAAAATAATAATTATTGCTACCATCAGTACCCCTCCTTATACACAAATATACATAATAAGAAGAGATTACACTATAGCTATCTAGTATAATTATCTATTTATTTTCGCTTTTTACCTTTTTTGGACCCACGTTTAGCTTCACGTTCTTGCCTTTTGTCATCTTCAATTTTGATTTGCAGTGACGCGATGATACATGCTTTATCGACCATTGATAAATACATAAATTCAGACGGGAGGCGACGCATTTTGTGCACCCACCAGTGCATTATATTAGCGTCACCATCACCGTCTTCTATGAGTTTTTTACTTCTTCAACCAAATCCTCAAGTTCTGCTTCATAACCATTCGCTTCTTGTGCTGCAGCTGCTGCTTCTGCAATTTCACCGATTGTTAGCATTTTCCCAAGTAACACATCTGCACCCATTACACCATAAGAATCCTGTAACTCTTTATCATTTAAATTAGGAAATACAATGGATTCAACTGTCAATAAACGTTGATATTTAAAGTGGTCGAAATCTGTGTTATATTGCCCTTTACGCTTTCCTTGTGTAATCAGAGAGCGCTTAGTGGATTCAGATTTTAATTCAGCGTCACGCTCTGGCGAAACAGGTGCGAACTCCCATTCAATAGGTTTGCCTTGTTCATCCACGAAATTCTTTGAAACAGCTCGCTTAATGTTTCCGTTTTTCTTTTTATTGTGTGCGAAGAATGCAGCTAAGTTTGTCATAATTATTTAACCTCCGATTGTGTTTTCGTTACATACTCTGTGATTTTAGTAGTAATTGTGACAATGTCACTAATTGGAATATCAATTTCTATTTTCATTCCTGCATGAGCATCTACAGTGTTTGCAGATAACCTTTCAGCATTTTCACTAAAGTAATGACCAATATTCTCAAAAACTTCTTTGTACACTTCTTTTGGATCCCTATTCAAAACAACTGTATCTGCAATATATTGAACATTTAATGGCATTAAGAATCTCTCCTTTTTATCAAATGAAAAGAGCCCACATCGTGAGCTCTATCCTTATAACATTTCTGGTAATATTGCGAATTCCTCTGGCATTTCGAATCGTTCGAAAGTGAAATCAAATGAGTCCTCTAAATATTCAGCGTCAGCATCTAAAGAAGCAACAATGCCCCCATCAATATTGCAATCCACTAAAATCGTTGTTTGTCGTCCAACTTGAGAAGAACCATCTTCATTCGTTACCTGAATATCAAAATAAGTATCCTCACCAGTATCTTGATAATGCTTTAACATTTTTCTGAAGATCGACGTATTAAAATAAAATGTTGCACTGCCACTGTACTCAACACCTGTAGCTTTATTTCCCTTTGCTACTTGTCCCATAATAGGGATTTTGGTTTTTGTTTTCTCTGACCGTGCTTCTAAGTTGATTAACTGAGCGAATTTATATCGATTCCCATCAATTGTTACCCACGCAACACCTTGCGCACCATGAATAGCATCTCGTGAATGCATGGTAGCATCAGCAAAATATTGAAGATCTAATGGGATTAATACTTTGTTTTTCTCCAAATTCATTCCCTCCTTTATGCTACTGTTGTTGTGATATAAAGCTGTGACATCGCTACAGTAGGAATCACCACTTCATTTACCACAACAGCTTTCTTTGAATTACCTTGGGCTATGGTTAGTTCGTCTTTATCGTAATTTTGGATTGCTCTAATACGTTGCATTTCCATACGATGGGCTCCGATATCATTCCATAATGAAATACGGCCATCTTGATCGTTCGGTACTTGACCCAAATATCGATTATTGAATAATTGAGCAGTATCAATAGCAAGTTGATCAAGAACACGAATAACTTGATTCATACGGAAATCTTCGTTTTTATCAACTGTGAATGATGTAAATGTATTCACATCTTCAAGCACACGAATTTCATCCCCTACACGATGGAAAACATACTTACCAGCCTTTAATAAAGTTGAAAGTTGCGATTGCGTCTTTGTTTCAGACATATCAAGCGTAAATTCACCATCGTAACGTTTGTTAGTATTTGAGCGATTTACTGACACACCAGCTTGCGCTCCAACTGTCCAATAAACAGCTCCAAATATATCTTCATCAGTTCCGTTAGCATCGTTTTGAACGTCAATAACACCCTCGTGGTCAGTAGTACCAAGTTTGTGTCCTGCTAATTGGAACTTACCACCCACTTGATCACGGATGCGTTTTGTATACTCAACGTAAAGTGATTTAATCACGCTTTCTGAAGAAAGACAGCCAAGAGTATTGAAACCATATGCTTCTAAAGCATCTAGCGCCTCTTGATGTGCTCCTCCTGTAATATCCGAGCCGTTTGAGCCTCCAGCTAATGGTGTCCCAGCTGTAATTGCTATTTCCGCATTCGACTTAAATACAACAAAATCATTTGCTACTAAATCAGCAGCAGTAGCAACCGCAATTTGTTCATCTACTAACACATTAGCTAGTAGTGTTTTAACATCGAATTTTGTTGGTTCATCAACATTGGCTTGAATAACAATTGTAATGTCGTTACCTCGTACACCTTTGTACTTGGCAGTGGCAAAATCATTTGTTGCTGCCACTGCATCCACTGCTAGTTTGTAGAAATAAACTGTGATAGCGTTTTTAAATACATCACGAATTCCCTTTAATTTTGGGTCGGTGTATTCATAGCCAAAAATTTTACGAGAATCTTTTTGTAAATCCTCTTGTGTCACAGTGAATACGTCACCATCTACGCCCCAATCAAGCTCAATTGGTAAACCAACGTAACCTCGATCAGATAAGTTAACGAAAGCCCGTGCAGCACTAATAACGTTATGATACGTACCAGGTAGTTCCTTGTTTTGTGTTAAAAATGGTCCTCCGCCTAATGCCACGTTATTTACCTCCTTTATCAAATTTATTCAAGATTTCATCCACTTGAGCGAATGAATATTGTTTATCAGCCTTTAACAATGCATTGAGTGCATCACGGCGATGATAGTATTTCTGACTTCTTACTAACTGTTCTTTACTAAATTCAGGAAGCTTTGATGTGATGACCTTTTTGACGGCCTCACTATCTATTGGTTCAACCTTCTCTTTAATCGCTTTCGCCAACTGATACCACCCTTTCTTTGTTTAAATAATGATCTAATGAACCCATGAACACTTTTTGCTCAACTTCTTGTAAAAAGAAATTAAAACGAACAAAATTATGAGGTAGTCCATCGACTACCTCACTGTTCGCCCCTGTACCAAGCATCAGCGAGCCGTTTAACAGCGTTATTTCCTGTAGTGCTTGTTGTACCTTCAAAGTCATATTGGACGCCTCAGACAAACCGTTTTGAGGGAAATACTGCACATTAAAAAGCGTTGTTATCTTCCATCGTTTACCGATTTGTCGAATATGTTCTAGGTTCAAAAACTGAATTAAAAAAGCAGGAGTCTTAAACCCCTGCGGAATTTCATCTATATACTTTTTGTAGCCACCTCCGAAAGCTTCGTGAAGCTTAACAGATATAGCGTTATGGATATCATTAATCTCCATCGAATGACTCCCTTAACATTTCGAATAGTTTTCGTTCAAGAATAACTGGTGCTTGCTGTTCGACTTCATCTGCTGAAATCGTCATCATGAATAAGCCATTCTTCCATCCTTGATGGTTTCTTGTTCTATGTCCAAATTCAACATATTGTGCATACTCCACTGGATTGATGACCGTTAGTTCATAAACGTTACCTTGCTTTTGAACACCCAATGACTCTGCATATTCTTTAGCATTTTTACTTGAACCGGATTCAGCCTCCGCATGTGTTTTAGCTGTCCATCCTCGTCTTAGAGTACCGTCATCTACAGGGGTTCTCCGAATTACTTTACCTAGTAACCTTGCTGCCAATTCCTTAGCTGCAGCCTCACAAAACCTTTCAAAATCACCACTAGCCAACTTAGCTAACTTTCGCTCGAATGCTTTGAGTTGTCTTAAATCAACACGGCCACCTCTACCCATTTATGCGTACCTCACAAATGCTTCAAGCATTATCTCTTGATGATCTGTATAAATAGCTGGTTCGCCACTTCTGGCGAATTCAGAAGTTTTACCATTCTGAGTCACTATGATTTTAGAACCGGCAGGAATATCTAGTTCAGGTGCGACAAATAGTTTAGTAGTCTGAGCTATCACTGCTGGACCACCTGTCGGAGTAGTTGATGCTTGCTTTTCGTATGAAAGCTTGCACTTTTGGTCAGTTAACAATGCCACTTCTTTATGCTCTGTAACATGAGTAATGGGATTCTCTACCCCTTGCCACACCTTTACTGTGCATAATCCTTTGTACAACGACTCTATAGCCTTTCTACGTGCACTTACCATAACATCACCCTGTATCGGACAAAATCCGTTTCATTGTGTTGTAGATAAGAGATAAACGCATTGAATTTTGCTTCAGGTGTGCTATTGGCCTCAATAGCAAAGACAGTATTAGTATCTCCTTCTTGTATCTGCTTAACTATTGCTTCGAAATCCAATGTCTCAACAGATAAAGCACCCATAGACTTTTTAGTATATAAAAATTCCCCAACGACCATATCCACTGCAATTTCGTGGAGGCCTTGAGGAATTTCAGATAGATTCGTTTGATTGTTGATGTGATTTGTTACTTTGATGATGCAAAACGACAACATTACTTCATCTGGACTGTTTGGTTCACTAGATACACTAATACCAAGTGATTTTAAACGAGCTTTTACGTCATCTAACATAATTTACACCGCCTATCATCCACGCGAAACAATACGAGCAATTGGAATGGCTTTGTGATCAATGTATTTACGGTTAGCACCCACACTGTTACCATCATTAACTAGTGTCCAGTTAGTTCCATTTGCAAGCTCAACATTTGTTGGTGATAACGTAGCTTGAGTTGATTTTTCATAAGAAATACCTGTTGGAGCAAATACTTTTCGTTGACGTGAGTACAATGTGTCTTGTCCGCCATTTGTTTTGGCATCACGCGCCATTTCATAAGGTACTTTAGCGCCAATGTCCTCATAACTGAATGCACCTTCGCCTAATGCATACGTAGTATATTTTGTGTATGCAGGCACTTCTCCTGCCGCCTCTACTTCTTCGGATGGCATAGAATCGTCGATTAAAACAACACGTCCATTCCATGTGCCGATTGTAAGATCTCGCGTAATACCATCTGCATCAGTGTATTGCATGTACTTAAATAGTTTTAAGTTTTCTAGGTTAGTAGCTACAGCAGAATGCATGATTACAATAGCGAATTTACCTTTGTTTTGACCACAAGCTTGTTGCATTGCCGTGTTTAATGTTGCTGGACCAACAGCATTCAATGGATTACCTTGTCCATCGTTACCGTCTTTATCAGTAATATCGAAAGTATGTTTATTAACAAACTCAAGGTTTTTAGTGCCTGTCATTGCGAAGATACCACTTAAAATTGATAAAAGTGTATCTTGGTCAACTTCCTCCCAGTACTGCGCTACTTGTTGCGCTACATTGTCCATGAAGTTTACGCCACCAGTAATATCTTCTGAGAAGTCTCGTTCTATCCATGCTTTAGCACGACCAACCACTACAACACCCTGCTCATAAGTAACAGTGCTTGTTGCTGTAATGTCTGTTACACCATCATAGTTAAGTGGTGTACCATCAAGATTGCCGAACAGTGGGATTCGCCCATAAGCCGTTGTTGTTTGAGAACTAAATAGGTTTCGAATCTCCGCATTTGGCTGTAATGCACGCGACTTTAATAATTCATTACGTTTTAGATTTGGGATTCGGTTTACATAAGCACCAAATGCTTGAGGATTAAAAGACTTTGCGTCAAACTTCTCTCCTGCGAACATTTGAATATTCAACGGCATTAACATTTTAGGTGTTGTACTAATAATAAATGATTTAAGTTTAGTCATGTAATTTTCACCATTCCTTTAATTTTTATATTTGAGCATCTGGATTATTAGCCATATACTCACTTAATTGTGAATACGTCATTTTAGAAGTATCTACCGAACCGCCACTCCCACCTGGTTGACCACCTGGTATTGTGCCTGTAATTGTTGTTTCAGTGGATTCAAACATAAATTTAGTTTCTTCACTTTCGACAAGAGCTTTAACTTTGTCAGTTAAACCAATGACATTTCCGTCTTTGTCAATCGTAACCCCTTCACGATCAAGCAAGGCTTTAGCAGCAGTTAGATTTCGAGCTTTAGCACCTGTTAGAGCAATATCAATAGCACTTTCAATTTTCTGTGACTGTAGCTCTTCTTGATGTTTGGTAGCAGCAAGATCGTTAGCATCTCGAAGATCTTTAATTGTTTTTTCCAACTCCTCGTTACCCTTCACTTGCTTTTGTAAATCAGTAAGTTGTGTATCTCGGTCAGAAAGTTGCGTTTCGAGAGTTTTTTTCTCTGCCGATAAATCGTTATATACTGCTTTGGGCACTACATGTTTTGGAGCTTCTTTTGCTGCGTTCGCCACAATTGTTTCAACCTGATCCTCTGCAATACCTGCATTTTTGAGTAATTCTTTTAACCAATCCATTCCTATTACCTCCATACATTTTTATACAGGTCTGTGCCTGTTGGTGGTATGCGCTTCTTTATGGTCTAGCCTTTAAAAAGACCAAAATAAAAACACTCAACCTCTTTTTCTTGGTCAAGTGCCTCTACTTAATAATTTCAATTGTACTTACTTCATCTTCACTAAAATTAACTAACTGATCTTTAAGTTCCCCATCGATAGGTATTATAGTTAATTCTTGAACACCATCTTCACTATCATTCGCGGAAGTCCAATGATCAACTATTCCCACCAATGTTTGGTCATCAGTAAAAGTAACTTTTATTTTTGTTCCTGTATCATAATAGATGTCCATCATTCCACTCCTTTCATTCTGGTTTAATCGGCACTAAATGCGTACGTTTTTTCGAGTGATGAATCTTTAATTTGTTGGTTTCGTAAGTTCCATTATTAGAGACAGCTACACCAATAATTCGATCTAATACAACCACTTCTTTTACAGTCCTTTTTCCATGACGATCTTTTTCCACAATCCCTGTACCTGCATATTGGTCTAGAATCTTTTGTACATCCACTGTATCGAAGAAATAACTTTTCCCCTCTGTTTGAGTAGAGTCCATGTGTGGTGCTTGTTTTTCTGGATTAATCAGATTTCCAAATGTACCATTTTGTAGATTTGCTTTAACATACAAATTATCTTGTAGTTTATTCCATTCGTTACCATTACTATACTTAATGTTTTGGAATTCATCAAAAGATTTAGGTGTATTTTGACCAAGTATTTTTTTGTATTTATTGTATTGCTCTTTATCAGTTGTTAGATTGCGTTGCATCTTCTTATTACGATCAATCTTTTCTTTACCATGTTTCTGTATCTGGGTTTGAAACCATTCTTGGTATTTCATATTACTTGGCACATAATACGTTTTACCATCTAAATCACGCGCTATACGCTCGCTGTAGTCATCTTCGAACCAAGGTGCCGTTGTTGTTCTGCATCTTGGGTGAAACGGATTAGCAGTAACACCAGGTACGAAATCAGCCAGTTTGAACACCTTACCGTCCATTGATTGACAGATGCTACTTGTACGGCTGTCTAATGTAGCGATAATCTCGTACCTTTCAACGTCTAGCTCACCGAAAGCATCCTTTTGAGCAGACGCACTAAAAAACGCTGATTCGGTTAATACAAGCCGAGCAGCGTTAGAACGTGAAGTATTCATCTTTCTAGCTATCGAACTAATCATACGGTCAGGAGCTTCACCACGAGCCATTGATTGTATTAGTTCAGTATGCAAGGTATCTAACAATAAATTCCGGTCGCGCCATATCTTTTGACTAAACGTTTGGCCGTCGGCAGTCCACGGCTTACTGATTACCTTAGTTAATAGGTTTTCATCTAATGCCTGTAATGTGAAACCAATCTCAAAAGCTTTTTGTATCTCATAAGCAGTGTGATAGTACTGTGTTTGATATGCCTCTTTCATCAATTGCTCAAAGCCCTTAATTTGCCCACCATAGAGCTTTTCTACATGTTGTTGTAATTGTAACTGCAAACTCTCTAAACGGCTTATATGGACACGAGAAGAGGCATTTTCAAGTTGCTTCATCCACTTTTGATTGATAGCATTCTTCTTGCCATAATCGATGTATTCATCCACAGTCCATCTAAACTCACGTAATTCATCGCTTTTAAGGAGCTGCTTGGCTTCATCAAGACTGATCTCATTGTTTTTGGCAAAGCGCTGGTACCAACGAGCAATATCCTTTTCAATTTCGCCCATTGTTTGAACGTAGGCTTTTTCAAGGTCTTTGTAATAACTAACAGCCTTGCGGTTTTGAGCATCTTCTAATAATTCAAATCGTTTACGCCAGTAGTCTCTACTCTTGGTCATTTACTTCACCTTGCTTTTGTTGGAAAGTGGTTTCGTAATCATCAAATTCGTTTATACGCTCTTGCTGTTCTTTCTTTTTACGTTTTAATTCGAGAGGTACATCAGTAACATAAGGGTGTTGCTCTAATCTAGATTCTTGCGATAAGTCTACTGATTTATTAAGGTTATCGATAACCTCTGACTCATTGATTAGGATGTCGCGGTTGAATATAATTTCAACCTCTACATTTTCGAAATTGCCTTGTTTCTTATGTTCTAAATGCTTATCGATGAACCACAGTAATTCTTCGAAAGAGGCTTGGAACTCTGTTTCAATTCCGTTAGCGTCTAGGTCGATGTCTAGATACATGGATTGAATGTTCATTTGATTAGGACTGTTGCTCATACGATCATCTTTCGCGTCATATCCTCGACCGTTTTCGATAATCGCTTTCTTCAAAAGTTTAAGTATGGAATCATAGTTATCTTTGTTGACCTCTATATGAAGAGTCTCAACCTTTCCGTCTTTACCAGTAGCAGTTGTACGCACTTTAATAGCACCATATTGCGCCAAGTTCTTTCTGAATTGTCCAAGATCTTGTCCATCATAGTTATGGATAATCAATACAGTGCTACGAGCATCCTCCTGCATGTTGTTATTGAAGTCGGATAGTATTTCATTAATACCATCTTGTAAGCTTTTAACACGCTTTATCAATGGAATTTCACGGTGGTTGTACCTGAATGGTATAAGGGGTACACGGTCCCAATTTAGAGCCGTAACTTTATCCCCTGTCGTTGCTCTTAGATATGTTACAAACTCACCAGCCTCAACATCAGGTACTAACTCGCCATTTTCTAAGATGTATCTTTCTATTCCATCCAAGGTATAGATTTCAACCTTTTCAACGGTTTCTTTTTTGTCACCTTTCCAGACCTCAATGGTAAATACTCGGACAGCATAATCTAATATGGTCTTTTCTCTATCCTTCCAGTATGGTAAAACTTCATAAGCAGGCAATATCATAAAAGTAAATTGACTGTTTTGGTTGTAATAAGGATAAAGCCACGATAAACCGTGATTTAATACATATTCACCTAAATAACGAAATGTTTTGTGGAACCTTTTATTGAGCACAAGTTTTAGAGCCTTTTGGTACACTTCGCTTTCCGTTTTAATAGTTAATGGCTTTGCTAATAGATAGTTCACCTTCTGATCCACAAGCTTTGCATATTGATTATCTAAACGTCTATTGTTCGGTAGGTTCTCTACTTCTTCTAGTTCGCCTTGATCATTAAGAATCTTACGTTTTCGAGTTAAAATATCCTGTTCGCCTTCAAAGTACTTGTCGCCAATAAACATCCATTCACGTTCTCGCGACGTTTTGAATTGACCGATTTCAATCTCTAACTGCTTTTTATGAGTGATACCTTTTTTGGCTCCATCCTCAATGATTCCTTTCAATCTATCATTTTCTGTACTAACACCTTGATATGGGAAAAATCCTGCCAATTTATTCACCTCACTTTATTTAAAAGTCATACGGACTTCCACTACCCACAAATTCAGCAACGCCAGTTGTAGCATCTGGTGCGTCATCGTTTTTGTTTTGTCCTTCTCTTTGGTAATCGTTCATTGCTTTGTAGTAATCAGGCCATTTGTCTTTCCAGTTAATCGGGAAGTAGATGTGATTCATCACCCATGTGGAGTTGGATAGGATACGAGCTATTTTGTTATTTGATTGATGGAATGGCTCTATATATGTGTAATTGCTATTATGTTTCTCCATCAATTCTTTCTCTACAGAACGAGCAAAACCACGCCCTCCACCGTTTGATTCGATGTAAGCATGGTTAACTTTGTTTTCGTATAGCATTTTAGCTGTATCTGGCTCCGTTTCTTCCATGGGAGCTTTTGTATACAATACATCAAGCACATAAGCCTCGTTATCAAACGTTACGCCATAAACGATGCTGCATAAGTAGTCATCCCCTGTATCTGCTGTATCTGTGTAATTCTGAATCGATTTAAAGGTAGGTAAATCACCGTCATACGTTTTGAATGCTTTGTACAATCGTCCTTTAAGGTCTAATGGTTGCTGATAATAGTTGGCATTTAAAATAGCCTCATCCATAAAGTCGGATAAGGCATCGAAGTTCTTTCTATTCAGCAATTCAGGACATAACATATTACCTTCTTCATCCATTGCTGGCATCATCAGTACATACCATTCACTAGCACGTTTCCCATCGAGAATCCGACCACAAATGTCCTTTTTACTCCACCTAGTCATATTAACAATTTTAATGGAGCGATCCGTTTGTTCCTGTCGTGAAAGGAATGTATCTGTGAACCATTGCCACTGCTTATCCAAGGCATTTTCATTTTGAGCTTCAGCAGCATTCTTGATAGGGTCATCAACGATTAGGATATTACCACCCTTACCTGTAATGGAACCACCAAGACCTGCACCTTTATAGTTAAAGTGTTGTCCTTCTAATGCCCATTGTCGGTAAGAGGAATCTCCTTTTTTGACCTTAACACCAGGGAAAATATCGCTATAAACGATTTCATGAGGATAAACCTTTTCTTCACTTATACCATCACGAGTATAACGACTGAAAACAGTTGCTAAATCCTCGTTATACGATGCTGTGATGATACGGTTTTCTTGTTTATCTCCTAGTACCCATTCACAGAAATGAATGAGTGTTCGCGATTTACCATGCCGAGGTGGTATGTTCATAATCATGTTTTCGTATGGTACGCCATCATTGTTGAGTAAACGTCCCTCATACAGTGATTGTAAAGTCTCACAAATCTTTTCTAGATGTGTTCGACCATCAATATAGAATTCAGGCGCCCTAGTCTTGCAATACTCCCAAAACGATTGTCTAGAAAGGTATTTTCGTTCCTCAATGAGTGCGTCTAGTAATTCAATTTCGGCTTGTTCAGCATTCATTGTTTCGTCATCCCTTTCAATCGTTCTATAGCCTCTCTGCGTTGTTCTGGTGTCATGTAGGCGTATTTGTTATCCTCTGAACCAACTACATTATCTTTTCGGTATTGTTCTATTTCGATGCGCTTAGCCTCGTTAGAACACTTCAATTGTTCATTTTGTAGTTGCTTACGTTCATTCTCGTTGAGTAAATCTAGATGTTTGGAAAGGAAGTCCAACGCTTTCATTTTGTCTGCGAGCTTTACGGTAATTCCATCCTTCCCCTGTTTTACCTCCGTAATGAGTGAGCCATCTATTTCAGCAGATTCATTAAGATGCACATAATTGAAAGCGTAGGTCTTAACATTTCCGTTCATATCAAGTTCCGGTTGCCCATCATCGTTGTAAATGATTTCTTCTTGTCTACCGAACTTCAAGTAATCAGTAATGTCAGCGAATGCTATATCAATCCACTTTTGAATAAGTGTTCGTTTATCGAGTAATGCATCCTCAGTTAATCCATCACGAACCTTTATGATTTCTTCGCGAATGTTAGGATTTGCAAGTAACCTTGAACCTTCTGTTCTAGCTGTTGTGTATGCACACCCATAAGCCTTTTGATAAGCTTTGGTAGCATTCCAACACTTCACGTAGTAAGCGATAAATAAGCGTTGCTTGTCATTTAGGCCGTTATCGTCATCATCCGCAAAATAAACAACTTCATCCTTGGATGCATCCTCTTTTATGGTTGCAACCTTATTAATTTTGGTTGCATCCTTTTCAGTTGCATCCTTTGACCATTTCTCACGGCTCTTTCGGCTTTTTAATGTACCAAGCTTTATGTCATGCTTTTCAGCAAGATCAGCGAGTGTAATCTTTGTGGTTTCCCACTCATGTTTAATTTCATCCCAATTAGCCATATCTCATAAACACCACCTCCAACATTCATTTTCAAATGCGAGTTATTCTTATGATTCTTCTTCCTCTAGTTCATCCTCTGTTCTTTGACAAGTAGGACAAAAGGAGACGTCACAACAAGGACATGTTGCTAACCATTCCATACATTCTTCACAACGCATTTTGTTCACCTCGCTTATGTATTTCACTCTCAAAAGTAAGTACCGTTGCCCAGCAGTCAAAGGGGAGGAAACTGCTCGATACTCACTTTTCAGGGCAAAATAAAAACATCCTACAGGGATGTTTTATTGTTTATCTCTAATTAAATGACGTTTTGTCATCATCTCATCTATGCATTCGACAATGATATTTGATAAATAAATAGAATCATCTATTATTGAAATATAATCTTTACTAGTTAACTCTTTCCATGCCCAATCTTTATCAGCTTTAAGAATTTCTATTTGATGATATAACGTTCCTATGTTCTTCTTTTCATTATTTTCCCCAATTTCTCGAATTTTATCTTTTATATCTTCAATACTGCTGGTAAGTATTTCGGCAATTTTACAATATTCATTTCTTAATGTTATTAACGATTTTTGGAAATCGACATCTTGTATATTTGATACTTCTTCCCAACTCTTCATATTTATTTTTTTTATATCATATCTAGCATTGATCTGTTGACTTAGTGTACATCCATTTTCTTGAAGGACATTCCTCATTTTATGCGCATTTATTATAGATGTTTTCATCTCTTCCAACTCAAAAATAAGATTAATGACTGAAGGAAGTTGGTTAATATATTTTACTTCTTCCTCATTTTTTATCTGTTCTTCCATTTGTTTTTTAACCTGATGATTCGCAACAACAAAAGCTACAATTCCTCCAATAATCCCACCAGAGTAATTTGATAAGAAACCTAACCAATCATCATAGTTTCCTTTTACTCCAGGAAATTTCCAAGTTAGAAGGAAATAGTTAATCGATATCGGTACTCCTGGTATAGCTAATAGTAAATAAACCCATTTATTTTTCTTAATGTTTTTTATTAATTTGTCCATGCCCTCACCTCCATCCAAATCATAAACCAGAAGATGAAATATATGTAATAACTTTTTGCTCTCAAAACCACACCAAACTCTGCCCTCTCAACTCGTAGTGTTTTGGCTGTTTGATGCAGTTTTCAGAGTAATAAAAAAAGACACAACCCATAAATGGGCTATGCCTTACAAATTCACTTTTATCTGAATGATTCTTTATTTGATACCATTTCCACTTTAATTTCTTCGTAACTTCTTCCAAGTCGTAATAGAGAAGCCATAACTGTTTCAACGTCAACAACTTTTCTTAGATCTTCAGTCGTTAAATTATCTCGCAATTGATCTTTCTTCTCTAAGCCATAAAGCTCTTTTAATTCTGCAGCAGTAGAATCAAACAACGTAGCATAGACTAAATTTGTAAAGGCAGCATACTCATTTATATGCAATTCTCCTGTAAAATACTGTTGAATAGAATCGGTTAATCTTCTTCTTTCTCTTTTAGAGATTTCACGTTCTACTGCCCATCTTTTTTGCGCTTCTGTTGAAACATCTTCTACATTTAGTAAGTAATTTCGTACTAATCTCGCTACTTCTGATTCTGTTAAGAGCATGCCTAATCTTAATAGGCCACGTCTATTCAAAAGCTGTAATGACGGGGCTGAAGAGAGGTCTGGTTCACCATGCACCAGAGCTTTAAACTCTTGTAACGCCTTTCCTTTCAATAATCTAAGCTCTTCATAATCATTGAATTCAGCACGATGCCTTTTTACGATAGATCTCACCGTTTCTATAGGCACTTCATAATAATCCGATGCCATTTCAATAGTCACTTCGAATTGTTCTCCAATCATTGAAATTGCTTTTACTTTTTCAAGTACATCATCACGGTAAACAAAATTATCCCTCATAGTTCTACTCTCAATAAGAACTAATTCATTACCCTCGTTAACTTGTGCAGTTAATTGTTTGTCTTTTGCCATGTCCTTCTCCCCTTTCTGTAAATATAGTACTATATTATGAAAAATTATGTAAAATAATAGCCCTCATTTCATATAAATGAAGGCTATTTTGTAGTAATATTTAATTATTTGTCAAGAGCTCACTTTTGACATCGTGGCAGAGCGTACCACGTTATTTCGTAATTGTGTTTTAGATTTATAGTGCATTTCCGTGCACTTTGAACCTGTAGTTAGTTTGACTGAATTCTATGGAAAGTGGACGAAGTTCACATATAAACCACTCCTTCAGTTTTATTAGCCTTTTATATTAATCAAGATACCTAATCTCTTAAAAAATATGGGCCGGCCGTGTATGTCATGCTCCGAACAAGTTTGTTCAGCGCGGGTCGGTCGTCGGTCTGTCTTTCCCTAATATTTAGGTTTTTATAAATACCAAGGGAAGAAACATTTACCTGTCCGACCTCCCCTCCAGTATACAATTTTTACTTAATCCTCACGAAACATTGGAAATATCGGAAATTGCGGAAATATCGGAAATGGTTTCAGCTATTTTTCGTAGAATATTTCTGATTTGTCTATCCGTAATCCCCTCTAATTCAGCAATGTGCTTTGTTTTCATACCTGATAATTTCCAGTGCAGAATAGTAATATCACGTTGTCTCTTAAGGTGAATAGAATATTCATCTAAGAATTCTATCTTGCATTGGTACTCTTTCACTAGACGTTCTGGTAGTATGCTTTTGTTCTTGAATGCTTGATTTGGTGTTGGATCACTAATTTTATACTTACCTCTCGGCATTCCGATATTATCGTAATCAGCAACCATAATATCGTTTGCATATGGATTCTCTACCTCAAATCCTAATGCTCTTTTCATGTGACTATACCGATCAATAATTTCTAATACCTCTGTTGCATTGTAATGTTTTTGCCCTGTTAACATAGGTTTGCCCTCCTAAGTTGTGATATAATACCGTTATCTGACTAGCCTAGAAGGGCATAAACCAATTCGAGCTGTAGCGTCTGCAAACGCTGCGGCTTTTTATTTTGGTAAACATTATTGTCTATTTTAATTCGCCAAGCCCTTACTGATTGAGAGCAAGATATATCTTAAGGGATTAACCGGGCTCAAACTGTTTTTAGCAACCGTATACTTAGCTTTTGTAGGTTTAGAGTTACTACTGAAAATAAATCAATCGGAGGTCGATTTAAAATTTGAAATGAATAATTACATTGTTGATATTGTTGGTCATGTGATAAACCTATGTGGTTCAGCTATGGTATCGGTTGCTTTGATGCCTTAAGATATATCTTTTCCCCTCTAAATGTTCAGTAAGCTAAATCAAAAATATCCATCTGTTTAACTGGTGACAATGCAGCATTTAAAATGTATTCACCAACCTCTGGCAACACACAGTTTCTCAAAATTTGTCGCTTGTTAGGTAACTTGTAATTCGATAAATCGAACCCTAAAAATTCCTCTAAATCAGGTATCTGTGCAGACCTTAATTTTAAACGGTCAAAATCACGATGATTTACATCAAAGTTAGACCAAAACTTATGTCTATCTAAATCAAAGGACGGTTGTATTAAAGGTTCGTAATATGGATTAACATTTTCTACAATCCACAAACCATCATAATTGTGTTGTAGAAAGATAATTTCTTGATACAGTTTCATATCAGGATAAACTGGTGAAACACCTCTAAAACGCACGCCTATATTTTGTCTAAAACTACTATGCGTTTGACAAGGTGGACTAGTCCAAATAAAATCATAGTTCATATAATTTTCTAATAAAAATTGGTGTGCATCAGTTACTATAACCTCATCGTTTGGATAAAGATCTGCATACACTGCAGCAATTTGATCATCCAATTCTATAGCAGTCACTTGATGTTCATCTGACCACAATTTACGATTTCCACCTATTCCAGAATACAAATTCAATATTTTCATACAGACCTCCTACTGAACAATATCTTTCAAGCAATATCTATTGATAGTACCTGTTCATGCTTATACATAGATGCATCTTCTGACATTATTTCAATTAATGTAATAAGGACAGATTCATCTTCTTGTTCGTTTAATAAGCCTTGTACATGTTCTTTTTTAGAAGCTACAACTTTTGCTTGGTTATATCCCCCACATGTGTCACCTACGCCATAAATGACCTTATAAATATTCAAAATCACACCTCCTGTTACTGCACAATTTCTTTCAAAAAGTCACTTAGCCCACCTACGCAAATTACTAATCTGCTCCAGCTCTTTGCCGATGCTCCGTAATTGCCTATAAGTCTTGCATCCTCTGCATTTCTTGGTAGGATCATACGCTCTCTTCTTCGGACATCCTTTACACTCTAGGAAAGCTATGTGGTCCTGTTGATTGATTAGCCTTGCTCTACGCTGTTTGACTTCCTTGCGGACTGTGTTCATTTTCATCACCCTGCTTTTGCCTCTTTACGTGCTTTCCTAGCCTTTTTAAGTTCATCATGAGTTATCCAACCACCATCAATCTTGGAATAGGTTAGAAGCTTTAATTCGTGAGGAAAATGGTATTCAAACAACTTCTTCCTCAATTCGAATTGCTGTGTAACCATTCCCTTGATGTCAACCACTTCTGTATGTCCATCTGCATAAAGCACTGTGAAATCTGCGTTATAACCAATCTCACGATATTTCTTGCCGTTCTTTTCGAACTTCGGCAGTAATACAAACCTTGGCTGTAATTCAAAGGAGGTCACAATGCCTTGTGATTGTAGATGTTTCAAGTGATCGTAATATTTTGCTTCCATTGCTGAATCGAATGTATTTCCATCACGTACAACTTTCTTGTTTCCGTATTTTGCTTTGCTCATGTTTACCTCCTATCAGCACTCTTAGAAGTCTGCTGATAAAACAACCTAATGCCGTTCTACCAGCAGCGTGTTCGTTATAGACTTACTCGCTCATTATCTGTGTTAAATTCCAATAGTATTTGATAAGGTCTTGGATCAGCAGAAATGTAATTCATTCTACTTGCTACCATCCAACCTCTCTCCGTATCATCCGTAACCAAACGTTCTAATTCTCTTGATGTCCTAGCCTTGGTGATTTTTCTTAATGTTGGCATGTGTATCACCTCGATTAATTATTTAGAAGGGGAGGTCATCCTCATTTACCTCAATCGGTCCCTTACTATTAGCAAACGGATCTTCATCTGCCCTTGTATAACTTGGTTGGTTATTATTACCGCCATATTGCCCCTGTGAACTACCTTGATACTGTCCACCTGTATTTGTACTAGATTCGTAGTTTGATGTGCCCTGTGAGCCTCCTGTGCCGTTTCTTGGCTCTAAGAATTGAATACTGTCGGCTACAACGTCAGTCGTGTAGACACGCTTGCCATCCTGCCCTTCATAGCTACCTGTTTGGATTCGCCCTTCCAAACCTATTAAGCTACCTTTCTTCATGAAGTTTGCTAGGTTCTCAGCATGTTTACGCCATGCTTGGCAATTTATGAAGTCTGCCTCTTGTTCACCATTCTGCCCTTTGAATGTACGGTTTACTGCAACTGTGAAGCGACATGATGCAATTCCATTTGGTGTATAGCGTAATTCAGGATCTTTAGTAAGTCGGCCAACTATAACGACACGATTAATCACTCATATCACCCCAACTAGCTTTAAGTACATCTTTTTTGATACTTGGGAAGAGTTGACTTGCGGATATTTGAATCGCACTTACATTCACACCTTCCAACAATTCATTTACAGCACTTATAAAAAGTGGAGAAGTTAAAATATGTTTGTGTTCGTTATTAATCGCTATCAAACATTCTGTTCTACCATCGCGTGCTTCTTCTGCTAGTTTTGGCTCGATATTACATGCAAATCTAATAGCATAATCTTCAATGGTGTTACGTGATTCTTTTAGCAATTTTTCTTTTAAAGTCATGCTGCTCCCTCCAATAGTTCAGGATTTTCGTAAATGTTGCCAATGATTTCATACGTAATTTCTGTGTATTTATCAGCAAAAACTTTTGGGTTTATAAGGTAAATACAATGTGTAACGCCATCGTCGGTATATTGTGCTTTATATCCACACTCTTCTAAATCGAAAACTACTGTGCCGACTTCCTCATATACTTCGTCTATTCCATTTGTGAAACGGATTATATCCCCCTCATAAATCTCCTTGCCGTCCTTGTCCTTTAAGCCTGTGTATTGCATTAGTGGAAATTTTTCAAAGTGTGAATTAACGCCTAAACCTGTATCGTAATACTCCAATCTACCGAACTCTAAAGAGCCATTTTCACTGAAATACTGGATAGAACCATCGCCACTGTCTTCTCCTGCATCATCTAAAGTCCACATTCTTTTTTCTAACTCATCCCAAGCACGAAACTTAATCTCTCTACTCATGCAGCCATAGCCCCTTCCATTCGTGAAATAAGATAATCCGTAGCCTCTTCAGCATCCTTCAGCCCCACCATGACTCTCAATTGATCTAATCGCTTATAAGCCATGATTTCGTTGTGCTTGCCTCCGTATCGTTGATGTTGCCCAAGATACAAAATGATTTGGTCGATTAGGAATTGTTCATTCATGAGCTTCACCACCTAGAGCCTTACGAGCAATTTCGTAAGAACGTGTTTCCCAACCTTCCGTACCTTCCATGATAGGTGCTTGGTCTTCCATAATTTCCTCTAGTGCTTTACGAAACTTACTGTTTTCTGAATTTAATATTTCAACTTTTTTAAATAACCCAGTTGAAGCCTTTAAGTGATCTGAAGAATTTCTCTCCTCTATATCAAGAAGTTTTTGTAACCTCTCAACCTCCGAAACAAGCGCTGGCACATCTTCTCTAGCATGAGAAATGAATTTTGCGTTATCTGGAGCATTACCAAAACTGTTATCATGTATCTTGGCATGGCCGTTGTCCTCGCCATCAAACCAAATATCCACTACATGTTCACGGTCATCAGTATCGTACGCAACTTCCCAAGGCCCCTGCGTAGCCTTCGCCACACGTTCTTTAATGGCATTAAACTGTTCTTGGTTCATCATCCCTTCACCCTCCATCAAGGGGCTGTTGCCCCTCACCTATTTTTCAAAAACCTTACGTAATCGGTAGTTCACTTTCATGTCCTTAGGAATCGTTACTGTGAAATCCTGTGCCATTTCGAACAGCCTGCTCGTTAATGCCTCATCGATGTAAAGCATGTCATCAAGTGATAACTCACTGGATACAAGTAACGGCTTGTTATTTAAGTAGCGATAGTTAACCACTTCAAAGATGGATTCAGCCTGCCATGGTTTCACATCAACCTTTCCACCAATTGGCTTGAACAGATCATCGATAAACAAGACATCAATTTCCTTCATACGATCCATGATTTCGTTCTTACGTTCAAAGTTGTTAGCAGCCAGATTGTTCATACCATCTTTGTAAGGGAAGTAGAGAACCGGCACTTGCCTCGTATGAATCAGATAATTTGAGATGGCCGTTAACAAATGCGTTTTGCCACAACCAGGTTGTCCAATTAGCATGATGCTGTTTTGGCGATAGCCTTTAATCTGATCAAATGCGGCATAATACTGATTGGCCTTACTTTTCATTTCAACGACCTTCGGATGCACACTGTCAGTGGAAAAGTTTTTAAAACTCATTTTCTGAAATTCTTCTGTAATGGCACTAGATTTAATTAAGCGATTGAGTTGACGCAATTTAGCGCACTCGCATTGTTGCCATTCGTCCGAATCAAACTTCAAGATTCTTTCTACTAACTGGTCATTATCACGCACTAGCGTAGTTTCTCCAGCTTTTTTACGAACCATATAACCACCTTCATCCTTGCACTTAGGACAGTTGTAGTTAGGTTCCTCAACTACTGTAGTCTCCGAACACAATTGGCTTCTGGCTCGTAGCTCCTCCATTACTGCTGCCATTCGGTCGCCCATTCTTTCCATCAATCTTCACCTGCCAATCTGCATATGATTTAACTCCTTGTTCAGTTCGCCAGTTACGTAAGATAGCTTCTACATATTCCATATTTGATTTACCGTTATCCGCTGTTACTTTTATGGCCTCGATAATTAGTAAATGGTCTGGATAAAGTTTGAGTAGGTTGTCCATCTTTTTGTGATCTGTAAAATTGCTAACACGAATTGCTTGGTCAAAGAAGTTTTTGATAGCTAAAAATTCATGATCAATTAGTGAAGGAGTGACAGACTGACTGAGTTGCTTTTCTTCTTTGTCTTTATCTTGTTCTTCTTCTTCTTCTTTTTCTTTATCTTTATCTTCTTCTTGCCCACTTATCGTTGACGTATCGTGTGACGTTACGTATGAACCCTTGGTATTACAGGATTCTTCGCTTTCATCACGTATCGTTGACGTACCGTGATGCGTATCGTAGTACGACTCGTAAACGTTACGTATCGAATCATTTGGTACACTTTCACCAACCCATTCGATCAGCGTTGCATCTTTCACATTTTTTAACTCTGATTTCACACAATCGAGTATCGGTTTACCACCTCTAACTAAGTTGTATTTGCCCCAATTCTTAATAGCTATTTCACGTGTTTCAGCATTGTATCTAATCAATTTGTGGTGCTCTATAAAGCGTTGTAACAATGCATTTGCGCTCTCTGGCGAGTAACCTAAATCAAAAGCTATTTGTTTTTTAGTAATTTGATAGATACCAATTTGTGTTGTACTTTCATTCGTTAGCAAATATAAAAAGAAGTATTTATCCTCTGCTGTCATTTCTTCAACGACACGCGGATCGTTCCAGAATGATGTGTGCACTAATCTAAATTTAGCCATTTGCCCTGACCCCTCCTACTTGCTTTTACGGTGTGTTAATTGCTTCATTCGTTTAACTCGTCTACGTTCTTTCAACAGAGCTTGATAGAAGTGATTCTCCGCATGATTCCACATGTTGGTGATTGCTTTATGCTTTAGTGACCTGTCATAGATAACACTTCGATAAAAACCTTTTGTAGCGAATATTGTTTTCATCCCATACGTTTTGATTGACCAGCAACCATTTGTACAATGTTTAGTTTCATAGCCTGTTTCGTTCCACTCGGAATAGTCAACCACTTCTGAACCGCACACTGAACATGTTTTTTCTTTATGGCCCCAAGAATACTGATCATAAGCATCTGATTTCCCAAGCTCTCTACAAAGTGCTGAGAATATAGCACGTTTGCGTTCTCTGTATATTCCAGTCATTAACAACCCTCCATATTTTCAATATTCAAACTTTTATTCACAGACTTATTCACAAAATCCACAAAAAATAGAATTTAACATCACTAGGATTACGTTTTCGTTTCTCAATAACTTCGAAAATCACCTCTGTTGCATTCTCCTTAAATGGCATTGATGGTATGTCGGGAAACTCACCAGTTTTAACCTCGTGACCATTTTGAGTATATGGTGTGTCCGTTGATAAGAATTGTTGGCCAATACCATTTCTTCTAAGCATTACAGCTTCTTTCGAGTAGATTGAAACATGTCGATACTTACCACTCTGTTCAAGTTCCAATTTCTTTTGTTCAATGAATTGATGTAGTTGAATATTCATAAATTTGTCCCTCCACGTTTTTTTATATAAGACCCCTATAAGCCTTTAACTTCTGAATCAACTCATAACATTGTTCTTCATCCATCATGCCGATATGGGCCTTTTCAGGTGGTAAATTCATTAATTCTTGCATTACTTGATACGCCTTGCCCCTACCCATTTTTCGATACTTGCCTTTCCACAATGGATCAAACATCGAATGAGCTGTTTTACGCATCGATCGTAATCGTTTATTTGCTAATGTACCTAGTGGCGTTTTCCCTTTGCCATGCGTACCTACATAGGCATCACAAGGTTTACACACATACATGTTCACGCCATAATCTTGACCATAAAATTCTTTACTGGACATAAACTCAGCCTCGTTACCACAGTAACCACAAATCATTTCTAAACCTCCTATAACAGTCCGTCTTGTCTCTCACAAACTGCAAAACTACCACTAACCTTAGTCACCCTATAGTTTGGGTAACGCCTCATATAATCCAGCACCAAGCGTCTGATTTCATCGTTATCCTTCGCCTGCTCAAATATCCATGCAGGAAGAAGAACTTTGGGTGGTACGTTATTCATCCATTTGCACCGCCTAATCTAATAGATACTCAATTTCGAATGTGCCACTTAGTTTCTTGGTTCCTCGGCAATATTCGCACTTGTCACATCGATGTGCATTTTTATGCCCTAGCTTTGCATCTATGATGCTTGGCAACATCGATTGAACATATTCCTTCTCGAAGTCGAAACGTCCTAAATCGAAGTGTAAAACGGCTTTATCGGGTGGCGATTCTTTTGTAACTGCCACAATATAGGGATCATAGTAACGACCGATGTTTTGAAAAATGATCTCTCGATACACCCACATTTGCAGCACATAATCAAAGGCTTGTACGAATGAAACCCAAGTATTATATTTTTCACTCCAATAACGCTTTCGAAGCTCTTGAGTGCTCTTTAAATCGCTGAAAAATCCACGTTCATGATTGATGTTATCGACTTTGATTTTCCACTCTACACCGAATAAATCGCCTGTATAGATGACCTCTTTTTCGCCCTGTAAAGCGAACATACAAAACTCGTCATTTTTGATAGTCTCTATCATGTCATCTGCTTTTTCGTAGTCCTTATACTTGTTGCCACGATTGTTATAAATGCTATCGTGGTTTAGTTCTAGAAATTCAGTTAGTGCAATATCACTTTCAAAAGCAGCGTGTAAGTATGAACCAACCATTAATGCTGTAGATGGAGGACGAGAAAACTCGCCCTTCACTTCTGCAAATGTTCTAGCCTCGCACTCCATAGCACTTTTAAACTGAGATACTGACATATAATGTTGGTTGGCCTCATTCGAGTGGTAATTCTGACTGTTCAATTGGAATGTCGTTTGGTGCATCTTGTTTCACCTCTGGTTTTTGCTCCTCTTTAAATGCTTCACCTAAGCCACTAGATTGATTTTTCGCATCATCTTTCGGGAACCAATCCTCAACTTTTGACATGTTGTCTTTTAAGCTGTTAGCGATATTTAAAAGCTCTACATAATCGTACTCACTGAAAGAATCAGCATTGTAACCAAACTTTGTTTCTACCATTTCTTGTGTAACTCGGTAATGATCTTTGAAGCCTTTTAACATAGAAGCAATTCGGTCTTTTAAAGGCCCTTTGCTATTGCCAGCCAGCGTTTCTGTACACTGTACAACTGCTTTATCTACAATGTCTCCAGGGATAACACCAAGAATGCAAGAACGTAATCGACGTGCTCCATCGTTTGCTACTTTTTCATAAATGTCGCGTGGATCAGTTAATTGCTTCAAACCTTTTTTAGTACCAATAGCGTGTTTTACTGTAAATACTTTTTCCTGGCGTACATTTGTTTCAAGGTCCCAACAAAACGCTTTAGCTACTGATTCGCCATTACGCTGCTCTAGCTCTTGGATACCGTATGATAAGTTACCCCAGTTCTGAGCGATTGCCTCAGCTAATCGGATAGACGGTCCTGTTACCTTCGTTCCACCTTTCGGATAACTGTACATTGCTGTTTGAGCTAATGCTGGACGTTTACACGTATCTAATACACGTTGCTCAGCTTGGAATACATTACGCGGAAACTGTTTTGCCATGAAAATTTGGCCTTTAACTTCTTCCATTTCACGAGAAGCACTAGCTTGCGCCAGAGCTCCCCCTTGAAATTGAGGTTGTCCCATTTGAGGACTATTGAATTGTTCTGCTAAGTTACTCATTGAAATTCCTCCTATAGTGCGCTATAATTGCGCTAAATATTGATTTGTAAGCCACTCTGCCAAGTGGTTTATTTTTTTGTGCAAAATTTGGCATTATAGTTATCCTCTAAATACGTATGGATGTTATCTAGATGAACGATATCCCCATTTGGAAATTCCATATAATCATCATTGAAAACTATTAAACTGCCATATATATCTCGAAAATCTGTCTTGATATACTTAAATGTAGGTACATAATTTACTGTTTCAATCGCTCCCAATACCATTGGGTTCTCCACTTCCATAAGTTGTCTCACGCAATAGCCTCCTTTTGGTTTCGTAACACATCTGCATAAGTTGCTGTGACAAAGCTTGTGTAGCGTACATTGTCCTCAATAGCTACTAAAGTAAGGATGATCCCAGTAAACTCACTGATGATGTCATACTCAGCAAATCGTTCCTCAAATACTTCTGTATCTATCCGTACCTCTCGCATTTTTGGTTCGAATTGAACAATACTCAAATTTCTCACCTTCTTTCTGATGGATAACCACCAATCTACTTACAAAACTGTCATCGCAACTGGGGCTCATTGGCTGTCGCTCGCAAATGGTCATGGCGTACTGTGCTAGGTTTTATAAATAGATTGCTAATCCCATCAAGCAACTTACAACGGCAAAGCATAACCGTAGGGAGACGGTGCTGTAAGCTGCTTGACGAGGGCGAATTTTCATTCGCAAACGTCGAAATTTGTGATATAATTTGATTAGACTAAAACCGCACGGCTGTTTAATCACTCCAATGATTAAGCAGCTTTTTTATTGCCATTTAACTTCTCCAACACCCTCTTATCACAGAAGAAATGTACATAAATTAACCTCTGCTTTAACGTCATATGTCGCCACGCTCTAGGTTTGATGCGCATATTCTTCAACCGCCTTTTGTAGTGTCCCTTGACTGTTCAAAGTTTCTACAGCAGACCATAACCCTTTTTGTCTATGAAGTATCTCTAGTTGATTCAGTGAATTATGTAGGTGCTGTTTTCGTAGATGTGCTATGTCTGTTTCACCTTTTTTTGCTAGCATTACGATTTCGATTGCAAGATCTTCGATAAGTGCTACTTCTCTATTAATCTGCTGATTTAGTTTTTCTAAAGCATCCAAGTGAACATACCTCCTGCGAAAGCTGGCACTAAGGTCATTAATTGTGCTGCTTGAGCACATACATCTGTTCCAAATAAAATAGCAGCAGCTTGCACCTCGCTATTTGTCACTTGAGCCCACCTCATAAATGTTTCTAAGTCGATCACCTTGCGACCTCGCTCGTATTTACTAACGTGAGACTGTGTTATGTTAAGTTCGTCTGCCATTTCTTCTTGAGTGATCTTGGCATTTTCACGAAACTTCTTTAGTACTTTCTTAAAGTCAAAACTCAAAGCGCTCATATTTTCATTCCTTCCATCAGTCGATAATGGACTTTAGTCCATTTTGTATTACCAATTTCGTCCAAGTTAACTTAATATAGTGATAAGAGGTAGTTGCCCCTACCTCTTAGATTTCTACTAGATTGGTAGTTTGATTTATCTTGAGGCCATTTGCCCTGGCCTCTCCTATTATTAAGATTGCGTTTTATCACAAATGTACCTGTCCGGGGTAATTGTGTTATTTTTAATTCCATTCATTCACAATAATTTGTTCTATTACTTGGATTGTTGGTTCGTATAACCAAACCCTTTTACTATGTGGTCCTCGCTGGCGCTGATGTTGCCTCACTCTTGGATCATTTAAAATATTTTTTTCTAAGAAATCACGCTCAAATGGTACTATTTCTTTTAATTGCTCTAAATCAACAAATAAAATTTTTAGACGAAGAGCATCTCTCATGAATTTATTTAAATGCTCTTCTATTTTTTCTTTTGTGATTCCATTCATTTCTAACAGACTTTGAATCACCATAGCTTCGCTTGATGTTGTACTAATCACATTGCCACCACCTTGTCCAAAAACTTATTAATGAAATAGGCTTGTCCTTTACCAGTAATTTTTGATGTTCTACTGATACTGATATCACCACTGTTGTGATAAATAGGTGTTTCTTTAATCTCAAATAAACCTAGTTCCATTGACTTTTGAGTTGGTGAATTGTAATCAGACCCTTTACGTTTGATTAAATAGCCATTTTCTCTTAGCCATTCGAAGAAACGTTGTTGCCCAACATCTACACCGTTTTGCTTTAAGATCTTGGCGAACTCACCAATTAAAATTGTTGTTTCACTTGCTTGAATCGCTTCTGCAAAAAGAACTTTTGGTTTTTGCGCTTCGATTATAAGTTGCTGCTCTACTATTTTTTTCTTGTTACTTTCGATAGTCTTTTGAGCGATAAGAAAACCTTTCGCTAAAATAGTCATTTCATCGTCATCTTCGTTAGTAGCAATATAACCACCATTGAGACGAATTTCTTTTAAAATGTTTTTCACCTGTTTTTTGAAATATTTAGCGATAGGTTTACGTGATTGCATTAATACCTCATATAAACCATCTTCTGTTAAGAACCATGATTCTTGGGTACCACCAAGGGTGTAAACATTGTTTACTACCTTTTCTTCATCATCCACTGATTTAAGCATCATTCGTGTGTTGCTGTGTTCAATCCAATCGGCAACATCTTTTGCAAGAAACAATGGACTTTCTGGAGAACCATATACCTTAAATTTTTTTGTTAGGATTTCTTGTTCATGAATAACTTGTAATTGAATCATCTTAATACCTCCTATTTGGTGATAATCCTATTAAAACAAATTGTTCGTTTTACATTTTTGCAATAAATAACCATTTAAGTTGTATTTAATTGTATTTAAATACTGAAATTATTAACAAATCTTAAAACAAGTGTATTTGAACGTATTTAATCGTATTTACAACTGGAAAAAATCAGTTTTTAAGTGTCAAGTACTTTTTTTACAAATCTGAAAAAAGTTCAAAAAAGGGTGTAGATAAAATTTCTTCAAGTTGTATTGAAATTTCAATACTTGGATTTACTTTGCCTAATTCAAGTGAACTAATCATTGATGCTGAACACCCTACAAGCGCACCTAATTGAGCTTGTGTATATCCTTTAGATTTCCTTTCTGCTATCAACCGCACCCTCCTTGAGCCTTTTAGATTTCTGAATTCATCGCATGGAAACGATTTTTTCTTTTTAGGATTTGGTTTGGACATACTCCATTTCAAGATTTCATTCCTCCTTTTGTTTAATGAAAATTAAGCTAATTGCTTAAAATTAAGCGCATCGTTTAATTTTTTTTCAAAAAAATTTGTAACATCTACTTCTAATATAGAAGCAATTCGTTCTATTTTATTTACGTCCAAGACAATTTCACCTTTCGAAACTTTCGAATACCATTGAGGTGTATGACCGCAACATCTAGCTATATGGGATTTTGTCCCGCCTTTTCTTTTACGAATCTCCTCTATTTTCAAGTGAACAGTAGACATAGATTGCACCTCCTTAAAATTAACTAAAATTAAACGTATCGTTTAACTTATTTACAGTATAGATTAAACGAAACGTTTAAGTCAAGCCTGAATATCAAAATATTAAACTTATCGTTTAATTTAGTTTAACCATACGTTTAATTAAGCTATATTAAAGCAAAGAGGTGAGAGAAATGGCTTTGGGAGAAAGATTGAAAAAAGCTAGAAATGATAAAGGCCTTACTCAAATTGAAGCTGCTAAAAAACTTGGAGTAACAAACGGAGCATTATCTGGCTATGAAAGAAACTATAGAGATCCCGATACTAATATGTTAAAAGAAATGGCTGAATTATATGAGGTTTCACTTGATTACTTAGTCGGAAGTAAAATCACTAGCAATAAAGAAATGGGTTTCTCTAAAAAAGATGAACTTGATATAGCTAAACGTATGGCTGAATTACAAAATGATTTAACATCTGCAACAGGACTACTCTTTGATGGAGAACCAATGAGTGAAGAAGCTAAGGAATCTTTACTTGAAGCAATGGAATTCGGTGTACGATTGGCAAAGAAAAATAATAAAAAATATACTCCAAAAAAATACAGAGAAAATGATGAAGAATAATATGATTCGAGGGGTTGCGGATGGGATGGATAAAAAAGAAAGTAGAGTATTTATATGAGAAATATAATACAAGAAATCCATTTACATTAGCTAAAAATTTAGACATAGAAATTCTCTATTGGGATTTGCCTCCTGATATAAAAGGTTTTTATCAGTACGAAAAACGTAATCGATTTATTTTTATTAATAGTAACCTAGGTTTCGAAGAACAACTTATTGTTTGCGCTCATGAACTTGGTCATGCACTATTACATACTAAATTTAACACTCCTTTCATGAGGGCAAATACCTTGTTTTCTATTAATAAAGTTGAAATACAAGCAAATACATTTGCTGCTTATCTATTAATTCCAGATGAAAATTTGTTTGATTCATATGATCGAATGACACTTTTTGATATAGCTGCCTTATATAATGTTCCTATTGAATTGGTGGAACTAAAGTTTAAGGGGCTTTTTTAACACTCAAAAAAAGAACGTATATTCTCATTTATTCGAAAGGAGTGATGTATTAGATTAGTTATCTTTTTATCTTGCATGTACCTGTCCGGGAATTATAAGAGGTGAAATGAATGGCTAGACAACAATATAACAAAACAAAAAAAGAACATATTTATTGGTATAAGGATGGAAAACAGAAGAAGTTTGCTTTTCGGTATCGTTATTACAATACATCTGGGACACGTAAAGAAAAAAGTAGAAGTGGATTTGAAACTGAAAAGGCTGCAGAACTTGCATTAACACAATTGAAGGCAGATATTCTATCTGGTAATCTTGCAAAAGTTGATAATCAGGAATTAACAATAGAAGAATGGCTAAACATGTGGTATCAAGCAAATCATACAAAGTGGAAAGTTAGTACCCAACATTTGTATAAGTACTATATTGATCATCAAATACTACCTTTCTTGCGCCATTTGAAATTAAACAATCTAACAAAAACATCCTATCAAAACTATATTAATAACTTATTAAAAGAATTTTCATTGTCTACTGTTAATGGTGTACATGCTGTTTTAAATCATGCAATTAATGCTGCTGTTGATGACGAAATATTGACCCGTAACAGAATTTCCAAAGTTGTTTTCCCTAAAAATACTCCTGAACCTTTCGAAGAGAAACATTTGGATCTACAAGAAATTGAAAAATTATTAACCTACGTTAAAAATCATGAAGGTTTTACTCACTTTGTATTGATCTTAACACTTGTTTCTACTGGCATTAGAAAAGGTGAAGCTATAGGTTTAAAGTGGAACGATATTGATTTTGAAAACAATCTTATTACAATTCAAAGAACCAGAGACCATCTAGGAACTCGTTCGACAAAAAGCTGGAATAGCATGAGGAAAATTGATATTGGAAATCATCTAATTTCTTATTTAGAGAAGTACAAAATATGGTATAAAAAAAAGTTTCTTGAGCATGGTCGAATTTTAGAAGAGGATGATTATGTTTTTATCAATGAAAATTTATTAGAGCCTGTATCGAGACAGTTTCCTAATTACATTGTAGATCGTGCTTATGAAGCAGGAGTTATAAAAAAAATCACTCCTCACATGTTAAGACACTCTTGTGCTTCCATTTTAATTTCTCAAGGCATACCTATAACTACTGTTGCGAAAATGTTAGGGGATTCAGTAGAAATGATTTTGAAAGTATATGCTCACTCTTTAAGAGAGAAAGAAAAAGAAGTTGTAAAAGTCATGGACACATTACTGAAATTTGGATGA